CGATACAACTTTACTGTTGGGAAAAACAGATTCAACTCCGGTATACCTTTTAACCAGCCGGGTGTAGAAGCCTAGCCAGAATTCACCATAATCATTTATCCACTCATCAAATGATTTGGTTTCCTTTTCTTGTCCTGAGAAACGGCTGTGCTCCAGGTGCATGTTCCAATGATAGAAGGATTTCCACCATGCTACAGGATGCCGCACGAACGTGAATAAAGGTTTTCCGTCATCAGGCATCTGAGACGGGAATAAATGACCATACCCGGGGCTGAGGATGTGGTTACTTTTGTCATTTATACATCCCAACCTCCAAAGTACAGTATTAATATAAGTACCTCCACATTTTGGTATATGCAGGAAGTTACATTTTTTTAAAAGCATGTTAGACATGTTACTAT